GAAGGGGTTCGGGATTTCCTCGACAGCCGCCATGGCCGCCACTTCGCCGACGACGTCCACAACGGCATCCACGCGGGGCTCGACCTCACCGCAGCAATCGAAGCGGCCATTGTCCGCTGGATGGGCTGGACCATCAACCGGGAAACGGCTCGCGAGATCTCGATGCCAAAGGGGCTGCCTTACCTGAAGGGGTTCGTCCTCTACTTTAGCCTGAAGGCGCAAGCTGCATGAGTGCGAGCGCAACCAGCACGATCCGCCTCGCGATCCGCACGCTGCCTGAGAACTTCGACCGCAGCCGGATTGTCACGGTGATCGAGACGATCGAACAGGAACTCTACGCGGGCGGCGTCTACGCCAGCGCGACCGCCGACAACTTTACCATCGAGATAACGGTCCGGACCGACCAACTGCTCGACACCGCCAAGGTGCTGACCGAGCTAGAACTGATCTGAAAGATCAGCCAAGTCGATCCTTGCAAACCATCCTCGAGGGGCGTATCTTACCTTTGTCTTACCAATGGAGGTGAATGTGGGTGTGCAGGAGCGGATTACTACGGTGATCTCGACCAAGGGTCAGGTTATCCTGCCCAAGGCCATCCGTGACCTGCGGCATTGGGCGGCAGGCACCCGGCTGACCGTTGAGAACACGCCGGATGGCGTACTTCTAAAGGCCACACCCGCTTTCCCTGAAACAAGCATCGATGCAGTCTTCGGCACGTTGCGGCATAGCGGGCCGGCCCTGTCGGTCGAAGATATGGATGCGGCGATCGCCCGGGAGGCGAAACGCCGTGCGCGCGATTGATACCAACGTCATTGTCCGTTTTCTGACCGCTGACGACCCGAAACAGGCGCAGGCGGCCCGGCGTGTGATTGAGGCCGGTGAGGTTTTCATAGGGACGACTGTGGCGCTGGAAACCGAGTGGGTCTTGCGGGCCGGCTATCGCTTCTCGTCACCGGATATCTCTGCTGCCTTGCGCGGGCTTGGCGGGCTGCCGGGAGTGTCGCTGGAGGAGCCCGCCGAGGTTGCCCAGGCGCTGGACTGGATGAGCGAAGGGATGGATTTTGCTGATGCCCTGCATCTTGCCCGTTCGGGGCATTGCAGCGCATTCGTTACCTTTGACCGCAAACTCGCAAAGCGTGCGGGCGGGCTCGTTTCAGTGCCTGTTGAGGCCCCCTAGTTTCAGCCAGAGCCTGTGGGATCTGAAGGGTCCGAAACCGGCCCACAGCGATTGCGGAGATCTGAAAAATAAGCTGCGTCAGCCGGAGCGGTTGGCGCTGAATCCGCTCCACTGAGGAGGGCGGCGCGCAGTGCGCTTGCCGCTTGTGCGTCAATTTGCCCCTGTTCCGGTCGTTCAACTGATGAGCCATCCGGCATGGCATGATGCCTCCCGTTCACATGCACGTTGCACCTTACATGGCATGATCTCGCGGCAGTCGCCACTTGTGCCAACTGCCTTTCAGGAAATCATATGGTTCAAGACTGGCCGGCCCAGAGCAGTGAGCTCTGGCCGATAGAGAAGATCACGCCCTATGCGCGCAATTCCCGCACGCACTCGGACGAACAGGTTGCGCAGATTGCCGCGTCGATTCGCGAATGGGGCTGGACCAACCCTATCCTCGTCGACGAGGACGGCGGCCTCATCGCTGGGCACGGGCGCCTGCTCGCTGCGCGCAAGCTGGGCCTGACCCAGATCCCGACCATGGTCGCCAAGGGCTGGAGCGAGGCCCAGAAGAAGGCCTATGTCATCGCCGACAACAAGCTGGCGCTGAATGCCGGCTGGGACCTCGAACTACTGGCTGTCGAACTCGGCGATCTGCAAGGCTTCGATTTCGATCTGATGCTGACCGGTTTTTCGGATGACGAGCTCTCCAAGCTCTTGGCCGAAAAGACCGAGGGCAACACGGACCCCGACGATATCCCGGAAGCGCCGGCCGATCCCATCGCAAAACCCGGAGATGTCTGGCTGCTCGGCAAGCACCGGCTGGTTTGCGGCGACAGCACCGATGCAGACACTGTGGCCAAGGCGCTGAACGGCGTCTCGCCCCACCTGATGGTCACTGACCCGCCCTATGGCGTGGAATATGATCCTGCCTGGCGCGAGAAGGCCGGCGTTGCCGCTTCCGGGACCGCCAAGGGCAAGGTGCTGAACGACGACAAGGCTGACTGGCGCGAGGCCTGGGCCTTGTTCCCGGGCGACGTCGCCTATGTCTGGCATGCCGGGCTCTTCGCCGGTGTTGTGGGCGACAGCCTAGCTTCCTGCGACCTATTGCTCCGTTCCCAAATCATCTGGGACAAGGGCCAGCTCGTGCTTTCGCGCGGCGATTATCACTGGGAGCATGAGCCCTGCCAACCTGCCGGGACCATGGTGCAGAAAGTCATTGCGCGCGGTGCGGGTTCACAGCCTGCCCAAATTGCAGAAGTCCCGATCGAAACGCTGCAAGCCGGTGATTACGTCGTATCCTACAACTCTTATTCCAGCGTGGTTTTGCGGCGCGGTCGCGAAATCACCCGTTTCGGTGAGCGGCAGTTCGATGGGCTGATACACACCATATCCGCCGGAGGGCGCGCGACGCGGGCAACCCCGGAGCATCAGTTCTCTGTGCGTCTGAACCCCGTCGCAGCTGATAAAAATGTCGTCTATCTTATGCGCAGGGGCAATTGGTGGCGGGTCGGCCGGGTCAGGCTGTTTAACAGCCGCGGCTTTGGCCTTGCCACCCGGATCGCCGATAACAAGGCCGAAGAAGCCTGGATTATCTCTGTCCATGACACCGCGACCGATGCGCAATGTGCCGAGCAAATTCTGTCGTGCAAATATGGGATCCCAACGACCCATTGGGAAATCGATGACTGGGCCCCGTCACCGGAAAGTCAGCGTTCCCGGGATCAGATCGCTGGGATATATGCCAGCCTGAACCTGAGCGCTCTTGATGCTCGGGCGACTTTGCTCCTGCGGGATCATCGGCTCGAACGGGGACAGCCGTTGATCCGTGGCGGTGAGCAGTTGATGTTTTCACGCAAGTCCACTCGCCGCATTCGGGCCTGCAATCTGTTTGCAGAAATCATGCAAATTCCGATGCCGACCTCGGGTGATGATTTCGATTGGGTTACGCTCACCGGAAACGATGCCACGCCATTCAGTGGCCTAGTCTACTCCATGGATGTCGAGGGAGATCAGCACTACGTCGCTGACGGCCTGATTACCCATAACTGCTGGTATGCCGTGAAGAAGGGCGCGAAGGGGCATTGGGCCGGCGACCGCAAGCAGACAACGGTATGGCACATCGCGAAGCCCAAGAAGAATGAGACGGGTCACGGCACCCAGAAGCCAGTCGAGTGCATGAAGCGCCCGATTGAGAATAATTCCAGCCCAGGCCAGGCAGTCTACGAGCCGTTTTCAGGCTCCGGTACCACGATCATTGCCGGCGAAATGACCGGCCGCGCTGTCCACGCCATCGAGCTCAACCCGGCTTACGTCGATGTCGCGATCAAGCGCTGGCAGGATTTTACGGGACACGAGGCCCGGCTCGAAGGAGATGGACGTACCTTTGCAGAGATTTCGGCCGGGCAGACGCAGGACATGAGCGATGAAACCCGGAACGAAACCCAAGCCCACCCATCTGAAACTGGTCACGGGTAATCCCGGCAAGCGGAGCCTGAACCGCAAGGAGGCCAAGGCCAAAGCCGCGATCCCCGTGCCGCCCCACCACCTGACCGCCGATGCGGTCGAGGAATGGAACCGGGTGGCGACCGAGCTCTACAATCTCGGCATTCTGTCGGAGATCGATCGGGCGGCGCTCGCTGCCTACGCCATGGCCTATGGCCGCTGGGTCCAGGCCGAACGCGCGATCGCGAAGATGGCCGAGAAGGACCAGCTGACCGGCGGCCTCATGATCAAGACATCGAACGGCAACGCGGTCCAGAACCCGCTGGTGGGCACCGCCAACAAGGCGGCGGCGGACATGATGCGTTACGCCGCAGAATTCGGGATGACGCCGAGTGCCAGGAGCAGGATCGCGGCCCAGCCGCCAGAAGAAGGCAGCGACCCCGCCGACCGCTTCTTCGCCTGACCGGACACTGGCGTATGCCAAGGCGGTGGTCGGGGGCGAGATCGTCGCCGGGCCGCACGTCCGCAATGCCTGCAAACGGCACATTGCAGATCTCGCGCGCAAGGATGGCATCTGGTTCGACCACGAGGCAGCAAGCCATGCCTTCGCCTTCTTCGAGGAGGTGCTGAAGCTTTCGGAAGGTCAGTTCGAGGGCCAGCCCTTTGAGCTCCAGCCGAGCCAAGCCTTCATCCTTGGCGCGCTGTTTGGCTGGAAGCGCAAGGACGGCAGGCGCAGGTTTCGCCGCGCTTACATCGAACAGGGCAAAGGTAACGGCAAATCACCGATCGCTGGGGGCATTGGCGTTTACGGTATGACCGCCTGCAAGGAGGCCGGCGCACAGATTTATGCGGCTGCTGCCAAAAAGGAGCAGGCCAACATTCTGTTCCGCGATGCGGTGCGCATGGTCCGGCAATCACCGGCTTTGGCCCGGCGGCTGGAGTTCTCTGGCGGTCCGGGACGCGAGTTCAACATCGCGCATTTGTCGTCGGGCAGCTTCTTTCGCCCGGTCTCGCGCGATACCGGCAAGACCGGCTCGGGTCCTCGACCTTATTTTGTGCTGGCGGACGAGGTCCACGAGCTTCCCGATCGCTCGATCATCGAGATGCTGGAGCGCGGCTTCAAGTTCCGCCGCGATCCGCTGCTGTTCATGATCACGAACTCGGGCTCTGACCGCAATTCTGTCGCATGGGAGGAACACGAACACGCCATTCGGGTGGCGGCTGGCAATCCCGATGCGGTGACTGACCCGACCTTCCTCGGACAGGTCATCGATGACACGACCTTCAGCTACGTCTGCGCCCTCGACGAGGGCGACGACCCGCTGACCGACCCCAGCTGCTGGATCAAGGCCAATCCGCTGCTGGGCGTCACAATCACCGAGCAGTACCTCTCGGAAGTCGTGGCCCAGGCCAAAGCCATCCCGGGGCAATTGAACGGCATCCTTCGACTTCACTTCTGCGTGTGGACCGATGCCGAGACCGCCTGGATGGCGCGCTCGACGCTCGAGCCGCTGCTGGCAGAGTTCGAACCCAAGGCGGGACAATCCATCTGGCTCGGGCTCGACCTCAGTCAGAACCGCGACCTGACCGCACTGGCAGCCGTTCAGCGAAGCGGCGAGAAGGACGGCAAGCCCTGCTTTGATGCATGGGTCGAAGTCTGGACGCCGGGCGATACGCTCAGCGCACGCGTGCTGCGCGACAAGCAGCCCTACGACCTCTGGGTTGCCGACGGATTTCTGAATGCACCGGCCGGCGAGAACATCAGCTTCCGCCATGTGGCGCAGGCACTGGCTGAGATGGCGTCGGACTACCGGGTCGAGGCCGTGGCTTACGACCGTTACGCCTTCCGGCGCTTCGAGGAGGAAGTTGCCGAACTCGGGCTGGACATCGCATTTGTTGAGCACCCGCAGGGCGGCACCAAGCGCGCCAAACCCGCGGGCGAGATGACCGAAGGCCTCTGGATGCCCGGCTCGCTCCGGCACCTGGAAGAGCTGATCCTTGAGGGCCGGATCCGGCTCAAGCGCAATCCGGTCCTGATTTCGGCAATGATGTCGGCGGTCACCGAAACCGACCGCTGGGACAACAAGTGGCTCTCCAAGCAGCGGGCCATTAACAAGATCGACGCAGCCGTGGCGCTGTGCATGGCAGTGGGGGCAGCGATGGCAGGCGACAGCTCCGGGACCATCGATGACTGGCTGAAGAGCCTCGCATGAACCTCTTTCAAAAGGCGATTGGCTACCTCGCGCGCTCCATTGGCCTTACCGACCCGCGGCTGGTGCAGGCAGCGGGTGGCCGCACAACCACGACAGGTGAAGTGGTCTCGAGTGCTTCCGTGCTCGGGCTCGCCTCAGCCTGGGCCTGCGTCAATCTGCTCGCCGGTACGATCGCCTCGCTGCCGCTCATGGTCTACCGGACCAAAGGGGGTGCGCGAACTGTCGCTACCGACCATCCGCTCTACCGGATCCTGCATGACAGCCCGAATGCCGACCAGACCGCGGTCGACTTCTGGGAGTTCATCTGCGCATCGATTGAACTCAGCGGCAACGCCTATGCCGAGATCATCCGGGGCAGCAATGGCCGGGTGGTGGCGCTGAGCGTCCCCATCGCGCCCGAGCTCATGACGGTGCGCCGTCTGCGCGACGGCAGTCTCGAATATGAGTGGTCCGACAATGGGGTCCGCTCGATCGTCGGCCAGGATAACATGCTCCACATCCGGGGCTTCGGCGGCAATCCGCTGGGCGGTCTTTCGACCCTCAGCTTCGGCCGCCAAACCTTCGGATTGGCGCAAGCCATCGAGCGGGCCTCAGGCGACACCTTCCGCAACGGGGTGCGGCCCTCGGGGCTGCTCAAGACCGCCGACAGCCTGACCCTCGACCAGCGCAAGCAGGCCGAGGAACTGCTGCAGGAGAAGTTTGCGGGCGCGATCAATGCCGGGCGGCCAATGCTACTCGATCGTGGCATGGACTGGGTCCAGCTCTCGATCAGCCCCGAAGATGCGCAGATGCTGCAGAGCCGGGCCTTCTCGGTCGAAGAGGTCTGCCGCTTCTTTGGCGTGCCGCCCTTCATGGTTGGCCACACCGAGAAGACCACCAGCTGGGGCACGGGGCTCGAACAGCAGACGCTGGGGTTCCAGAAGTTCACGCTGCGTCGGCGTTTGAAGCGCATCGAACAGGCACTCGCCAAACAGCTGCTTTCGCCAGCCGATCGGCAGGCAGGGCTTGTGATTGAATTTAACCTCGAAGGCCTGCTGCGCGGTGACAGCGCGGCGCGTGCGTCCTTCTACCAATCGATGCTGGGGAGCGGTGTCATGACCATCAACGAGGTCCGCGCGCTCGAAAACCTGCCGCCGGTCGAAGGCGGCGATGTCCCCCACATGCAGATGCAGAACGTCCCCATCACCCAGACTCGATCAGGCGCGCCGGCAGCGCTGCTGCCAGCAGATCCCGGAGCTGCTCCATGAACCATCTCGACTTCATCCTCGATACCAAGGCCGTCACCGAAGATGGCCAGATCGAGGGGCTGGCGGCCGGCTACGGCAATATCGATGCCGGCGGCGATGTGATTGTGCCCGGCGCGCTCGCCCGCTCATTGAAGGGTCGCACCTCGGTGCCGATGCTGATGTACCACGACCAGACCCGCCCGGCCGGTGTCTGGACCGACTTTGCCGAGAGCCGCGACGGCCTCATCGTCAAAGGCCAGATCTCGCTTTCATCGCGCGCCGGCCAGGAGGCCCATGCTCTCGTGCGCGATGGCGCGATTGGCGGGCTCTCGATCGGCTACAAGACCATTCGTGAACAGATTGTCGGCAAGACCCGCCAACTGCTCGAGCTTGCCCTTTACGAGGTCAGCCTCGTCACGATCCCGATGAACGAGCGCGCGGTGATCACCTCCGTGAAGTCGTTCGTCGAGGACGGACGACTTCCGACCTTGCCAGAATTTGAGAATTTCCTGCGCGAGGCAGGGTTCTCGAAAAGCCAGGCCACCGCAATCGCGGGCAAAGGCCTGGCACCGCTGATCCGGAGTGAGTCTGGCAGCACCTCTTCCGACTTCCTGTCGGCTCTTAAGGCGCAAATCGGCGCCTGACCCCCACTCCAGTTCAGGAATATCCCATGACCGATACCAAGTGTGGACCGGCGTGCAAAAGGGACCCCGTTAGCGGGGTGATCGGCGTCTAAAAGGGACCCTTCATTCTGATGGTGTAGTTGACCGCCTGGTTTTCCAGGTGGTGAGATCGGGATGTTGGTGGTGGAGACGATTGTTCGGATTCG